AATTTATATAGAGCAGTATTAGATACTGTAGGTTATTATGTTTTTGGGTTGTATAAAGCAAATAAAATGGTAGGATTTACTACCATTTTTGAAAAAGATTTGATTATAGTTATTACCCATACTTATATCTTGCCTAAATATAGAAGATATTTAAAAAGTTTTAATCTTTTAATAGAAGAATATTATAAAGATAAATTAATAACTATTCCAAATTTTAAAGATAATAAAAAAGCTCAACAATTATATTATAAACTAGGATATAAGGAGATACAATGGAATTAGCAGGTGCTGCAGCGGGTGCACTGGTACAGGGATTATTTTTAGATGATGCTCAGGATACACAAACTAGAGCCATTAAAGAATCGACCAAGTTGCAAAAAGAGCAGTTAGAATTTCAAAAACAACGCTATGAAAGATGGAAACAAATTTACGGACCATTACAAGAAGATTTAGTATCTTATGTCAAAAATTTAACTGGTAGTACTTTATCAGAAGCAGAGATTACTAGAATCCAACAGGCTACCCAACAAGCGCAGAAAAGCTTACATGAGAAACTAGCTCAACGAGGACTACAAAATAGCGGAATAGAATTAAGCTTAGATACTAAGATAGGTTATCAAGGAGACATAGCAGAAGCTAATGCAAGAGCTAAAGGCGAATTACAAGCATTTAATTTAAAAAATAGTGTACTAAATCAAGGATTAATGCAGGAAAATGCAATTAATGCATCTATGGCCGGAGCTGCGGCTAATACAGCCAATGCTATTTATCAAGGAGGTAACCAAATGGCTACTACTCAATCGCAAATAGGTAATTTTTGGGGTCAAACTGTAACAGGCTTATCTGAACTAATACCTATTAAGAAAACAGACCCAGATGTACTATAGGAGATAAAATGTTAGCGGATACTCAACCAGGATGGATAAAAGCAAGAGCAGACGTAGGAGCTGAGCAGCGCAGAAGAGAAGCCTTTAAAATGAAAGCTTATATAGATGGATTTAAGTCTACTGATGGTATACATTATGCACCAGATGCTAGAGGTAGACTAGCAGCAGACTTACAATTAGAGCAATTAATGCAGCAAGTAAGTGCAGCACACGCTCAAAACCAAATAGTTAGTAGTTATCTCAATGCAAAAGATTTAACAAATGCTACTAGTGCCTTAATTGATGGAAAGGCTAAAGATGCTGATACTATTATTAAATTAAATCCAGTATTAAGAGAGCAGCTAAGAACTCACTTTAAATTAAATGGTGTGGCACCTATTGACCTAGAACATGATAGAGAAGAGCTACAAAATTTATTACCCAATGTAGATATTACTAAGATGACACCTGAGCAACGTCAAGCATTATTAAAAAATTTTGTTAAAACTATTAACACAGATGGTAGTACCTCTATAGTTCCTACAGAAGCTATAGTTAGGGAAACTAATTACTTCAACTACTTACCACCTTCAGAAAGAGAAAAGAAAAAGCAGGAACTAAAAAATGCACAAGATATAATTAGAGGAGCTATTAGGTCTCAATTAGAGGAACAAGCTTATCAATCCAGTTTAGAAGCAACTACTAACCAAGCACAACTAGCGTCAAAAATTAGTGAATTAAAACTAAAAGACCTACAAGAATTCTTAAAAGAACATCCAGATGCTACTTTACAAGATTACTTGCAGGCCAATGCTCAACCAGCAAGCCCTAAAGACCAACTAGATATACTTAAAAAACAATTAGAAGTACAAAAGAAGCAATTAGACTTAGAGAAAACTAAGACCACTACACCGCTAGATATAGAGTCAAAGAAACTAGACTTACAAAACAAAAAATTAAAGAATAAAAAATTAATGATAGAATTACAAGATGGTAAAACAGTACCTGTAGTAGATGAGTCACAATTTTTTGAAAATATAGATAAATTAAAGTTTAATAATACCAATTTACAAGTTGCTAAAAAGATACAAGGTAAAACAACCCTAGCTGCTGAGGATAGAAAAGAGATACGACAAAAAGTAGCACTATCAAAAGTATTTACTGATTTAACTAGCCAACTAGTTAAGGGTATTAAAACAGGTAAAATAGATAGAGGTGTTTTACCTCAAATTCAAAAATCCCTAGCTAAAATAGTGTCAGGAAAATATACACCAGGAGATACTGAAAAATTATTAAACTCAGTAGCTTTTGATACTAAATTAAAGGCAGCAATTGCTGCGTATGTTAAAATGATGTCAGGCGCCGCTGTAACAGATATTGAACGTGCTATGTACTCAGATATTATTACCAAAGGAGACTGGTCACAACCGGACATAGCTGTTACTTCTCTTAATAGCTTTAAAGACTATTTAATAAATAATACTAGAGCAACTATAAATAGTTTAAAGGGAATAACACCTTATAATTATTTAATTTTAAAACATGACTATGAAAAATGGGCTAAAACAGCTCCACAATTTGACCCAGTAAAAATATTTGGCAAAAAATCTAGTACACAAACTAGTAACAATAATCAAACTACTAATAGCAGTAACAATAGTCAGCCAAAAAATAAACCAAATCCAGCTGATTTTGAGGGGTAATTATGAGACCTACATTAAATGAATTACAACATAGAATACGCGCAAGCTATAATGTGTACAAAGAGTCTAGGGATAAAGCAAAGCATGTTATAGATTTATATCATAACCGACAATATACAGAGGAACAATTGGAGGCATTGAGGCGAGTTGGACAACCTCCTCAAACTTTTAATATTATTAAACTATTTACTCGCCAGTTAATTGGATACTATAGTGCTGTAATAGGTGACTATAATATTCTACCACGTCAACCCGAAGACGTAACTATTGCTAATTTATTGTCAGACGTTGTAAAGTATGTTAATGAACATAATAGCTTTGGTGTTGTAATGGATGAAGTTAAACTTTATGGCTTTTTAACAGGAATTTTTGCTAGTCAAATTTCTATTGAACCAGATACAAAGGCTGGAAAAATTAGGAGAGATAAATTTGGTAGAACTATCTACAAAATAGTTAAAGAGCCCATTAATCCATTAGAATTACTACTAGACCCTTTGAGCACAAAAGCGGACTATAGTGATGCTAGATATATAGATAGATTTAAGTGGGTATCAGAAGAAACTATTAAACAAATCAACCCTAACATAAATTTAAATAGGCTAGAGGAATATTATAATGGACTTGGAATAGAAGAGGCAGAAGTAGAAGAGCGCTTTGGCACTAGGTTTATAACTGAGTATGGCGAGACTAAACTATATTTATTGGTACAAAGTTATACCAAGATGCCAGATAACACTATTAACTTAACTCAATGGGTAGGCGACACCATAATTTCATCAGAAACATTAGATTACCCTATTAGTCAATTTCCTATTAGAATTACTAAGCTAAATGATTCTGATAAAGCTGAATTTTATGGAATATTTGAGGATGTATATGCTAGTCAAGATGCAATTAATCAAGCACTAGTTCAAATTCAATTACTAATTGGTGGGAAAAAAGCATTTGTAGAAGAATCAGCAGTAGACAATTTAGATGACTTTATTGATGCCTACAATAGAGTAAACGCTGTTATTCCTGTAATTAATATTCAAGGAATTAAAATTGAAAAATTAACAGAAGAACTACAAGAGCAATTTATAATTATAGACAAAGCTTTTGATAGAATACAAAGAGTACTTAATATAAATGATAGTTTCTTGGGAATGGCTTTTCAATATGATAGTGGTAAAAAAGTCCAACTACAGCAAAATGCAACAACTATGGCATTACGATATATTGACACCAAGTTACGCACCTTCTATCAAATAGATGCACAAGATACATTAGGAATGATATCTAAATACTTTAAAGCTAGTTATATGATTAGTCTAAGTGAAGAGGGTCAACAAAAATGGCTAGCATTAAATCAGCCTTTAATTAATCCTCAAACTGGTAGACCTATCTGGAGAGAAGCTATAAATCCCTTAACTGGTGAACAGGAGACAGATGAGAATGGTATGCCTGTATATGAACCAGTTATAGACCCAGATACTGATTTGACATTTACCGACTATGACCTAATGGTTGACATAGTTCCTATGAATAACGAAGTAGAGCGTAACCAAGTATTAATAGAAACTATACTAAATGGCACTCCTGGACAGGTATTACTGCAAATGAATCCTGGTGCATACTTAAAAGCAGTAGCTATGAGTATAAAAAACAGTAAAACTAGAAATAGTCCTGAAATGGCTCAATTATTTATTGAAACTGCAAATATGCTACAACCTCAACCACATTTACAAGAACAATTAGCAGGAAATAATCCAAGAGCTGGTGGACAACCTAATACTCAAATTACACAAAATAGACTAGCAGGGGAGGCAAAATAATGGAAAATACTATGAATATTTCTACAAATAACAGTACTATCGCTGATAATACTAACAACTCTATAGATACTACTAAGTTATCTAAGAGTAAAGATACTAATAAATCTATGGTAGATAAAGCTTTTGATTCTATAGTTACCTTAGATGAAATTGCTAAAAAAGCAGATGAATTAGTGCATTGGCAAGTAGACAAAGTAACAGAGTTATTAAATAAACCTAAGAAATATTTAAAAGAATTAGAAAAAGTAGTAGAGCTTAAAAATTCACCTAGATATTCATATCATTATGACGATGCTTTAAAAGCTGGACTATCAGCTTCAGACATAGTAGAGCATTTAAAAGATATTGATGATGGATATAATTTTGATAAAGCCAAAAAAGCTGGATTATCAGATGAAGATATAGTTAATTATTTTATAAACAAAAAGAAAGAACTAAATCAGCAAGAAAAAGATATATCTTTAAATTATACATTATCACAATTTGGAATGGATAATGACTATGTAAAAGGTATTGTTAGAGGATTAGCTGGAATTAATGCAATAGAGCAAGATATAGCACATGCTATTGGCTTTAAGGATGATGAAGAATGGAAAAAATCAGTTGAACAAATAGCAGATTTAGCAAAAACATTAGAACATAGTAGGGAAAATAAAGATATTATATCGCCTTACAATTTAGGACAATTAACTGTAGATTTAGCCTCTCCAGTTGCAAAGTCTAAACTATTAACTGCCGGAATTGCAGGGGCACTGGGTTATGGATATACTAGAGCAGAGGGTAAAGATGTGGAAGAGTCTGCTGCGGCAGGTGCCTTAGCAGGTACTGTAACACTAGGGGCTGCATATGCTATAGATAAACTTTTGGGAATGTTCGGGGAACGTGCTGCTAGAGATGTTTATGAGTATTACAAGAGTCAGCTTAATTATGATGACGTAACCGCCGACAAAGTATATAAAACTTGGAAAGAAATAAATGAATCTACTGGTAAAGAAATGCATGATAGAGTACTATCTATTTTAGACCATGCTGGAGATAGTGGTGCAGTACTTAAATCAGCCCTTGCTAGAATGTCACCTAAATACTATAAGGCATTAGAATCTGCTAGAGTTGCTAGGATACATGATTTAAACAAAATGAGCCATGTTGATGTTACTTTGCCAGATATAGCAAAACAATTAGAAGAAAGTATTCAAGCAGCTCATAATAATTATACTAGAATAAAATGGCAAATAGATAAAGCATATGTACCACAAGGTATAGAAAAAGATATACCTCCATTTAAACTCCCTGATACTATCATAGATGAGATAGATAAAATTAAGCCTATAAAAACACAATTAAAAACATTATTAGAAGAAGAGCCATTACATCCAACTAATCTTATTGAAGCTATGCCATTAGTTAATCATATAATTAGAAATAGCTCAGGCAAAATTCAACATGCTTGGCAAGGTATACGCCAACAACTAGATGATAGTTTACAGGCATTATTACACCCTCATGATTATAGATTATGGAGACAAGCTAGTAATGAATATAAATTGGCTACAGATGTGGCAGATTCTAAAATAGGCGATGCAATTCTTAGAACTTTAAAGAAAAGAGGTAAGAAACCACAAATAGAACCTACTAGAGCTTTAGAAATAATTCAGACAAATAAAGATGCAGGTAGAGAAATTTTTTCAAATATTAAATACCTAGTAGGAGATAAAAATGCCCAGGATTTTGAGAAATTAATTATTAATAGTTTTTTAGATAAGCATCCAGATGACATTACTTGGGGCACTATAGCTAAAAATCTAGCTACTAAAGGATTTGTAACACCAGAAGGGCAAGAACTTCAAAAAACACTTCAACTAGTCTCTGATGTATTTAAAACAGATGATGCTATTAGAGCTCTATATAAACCAGGTACTTTTGAAGGTAGTGGTATATCTTCAGATTTAAAAGAAAGAGCTTTAGTATATGCTACTTCTAAAATATTTAAACAAATATTAAAATATTTACCTACAGAGGCAGCTAAAGACTATAGGATGCTAGAAAAGCTTGGCAAAATTAGTTTAACAGTACCTAAATTAAAGAAAATACAAAAAGTAGTAGAAAATATTAATCCAGGATTAAGAGAAAAAATTTGGGAGATAGTAGGCAAGGAACTACCACCTTCTTTGGAACATTTTAATGCCAAAAAGAGAGCTACTACTATTGAAAAAATTTACAATACTGATGGAGTTAGTGAAGTAGTTAAATTAACCCCTGAAATGCAAAGAAATATAGATGTAGCCAACTTAGGCAACTATATGTTATCATATATTAGAGAACATGCTGTTAATGATGTAGTAGGAGGTAGAGTAGTTGAAGAAGCAGGCAAATATTTAGATAAGGTTAAATATTTTAGAGAATTAGATAAATTTAATCATACAGTAAACATTAAAAATAAAGAACGTGCTGCTAAAAGACTACAAGCTATTATAGACTATCATGTTAATAAAATTGTTAAAAATATTGAGGCTGATTTTGGTATTAAAGCACCAAAAGACATGGTTAAAGACATAGTGGAATATGTTACTGAAAAATATGGAAAGGATTGCTAAATGTGGAGTAATAGTTGGATTAACAAAGTACTATTTGGTTCAAAATCAGATAATACTACTAAATTAGAATTACCTAAATTTAATAATGAAGACTTAAAGTTTCCTACAAAACAGTCAGAAATATCCCTAGTCAATAATAGTAATGCTACAGATTTACGACCTGATACTAAGGAGTTCTTTAAATCCTTTAGTGAATATGCTAAGAAACTAGGTCATCCAGTAAAAATAGCTCCAGAAGGTGGCTTTAGAACAGCAGCAATGCAAAATAGAATTTATAAAAGAAATAGACCAGGTTATTGGGTAACTAGTACGGATGGATATAAGAAAAAATCTATTCATCAAAGTGGACTTGCACTAGATATAATAAGCACAAAAGGCTATAAAGACGCAAAAGAAAATGCAATTATTGCCAAATTACTTAGAAAATATGCCTCTCAGCATAGTAATAAATGGAGCTTTAGATTTATAGCAAAAGACCCAAATCATGTTGAAATTAATAGAGAAAAATATGGGCTAGGTAAGGGAGCAGGAACTTTCAAACATGGATATTTGGAATTATAAGGAGAATAAATGAGTAAATGTGGTGTACTTAAAGCATTATGGGAAAATAAATATAAAGATATATTTGCGACTAATATTTCTGGAGCTGTATTTGGAGCTATAACAGACCCTGATGGCGATGGAAAAGTTAGTTTAAAAGATATATTATACGGTATTGGTGGTGCTAATGTCTGGAGAGCATATAGGAATGGCAAAGCTTCTGCTGGATTATCTATGAAAATAGTGAATGACTTTGATAAAGCAGCTAATACATTGTCGGAATATCCTAACGTATTAACTCCCAAGAAAGTAATAGATGTTTTTAGGAGTTTAAAAGTAGATTCTCAACTATCTGATTTTATGAGCTATAAACCAGAAGAAATAAAGAAAATACTGGAGTTAAGTCTAGATGCTTATTTAAACCCAGAACTCCATCAAAAATTATGGCATACCTATGGTATGTATGTGCCTGCTGATTTTAGTATAGCAAGAATGCTGGATTTTCATAAACTACCAGAAATAGCTAAATTTTTAAGCTCTCAAGATAGTCACATGCAACTACAGTTACCACACAAAACTATAGATGTAACACAGAAACCTTTAGAAGCTAGTCTTGGAGGTTATGCTAGAGGAGACGAAGTAAGCAAAACTGGAGAAATAGGTATAAATAGCACCCATCCAATAAACCAAAAATTTGCCTCTTTTGTGCATGAATATGAGCATCTCCATCAGCCATCTTCTATTACTGGAGTAAGTCCCGAATATATTGAGTTAATTAAGGCAACATTACCTAAACAAGCTCAATCTATACCTGCAGATTCTTTATATTATAGAAATATAGGAGAACTAGAAGCTAGATACATAGTAGCCCTTAATGATGCAGTTCAAAATAACGATAATGCATTTTTATACACCCATCCTATAGTATCTATGCTAAATGATTCTAAAGGACAATTAAATTTTATTAACTTTGATAATGTTAGTAGAGGGAATACTCGCACTTTAGAGGATGCCTTTGCACTTCCTAAAGCAATTACAATGAACTATTGGAGTCCTAAACCAGATGAAGTAATAGAATTATTAGCAATTAAAGGAGCACTTGATAATAAACATTTGCCACTTATTTATAAAGAATTAGATAAGCCTGGCAGTGTTAAAATTAATAAAAATAACCTTGAAGATTTTGTTACTACTCAAGAGGTAGAAAATTTCCTAAAAGCTAGATTTAATTTATAACTAAAATTCTTCCATATTTTAATTTTTATCTAAGCCCTATATTAAGGCCTTAGATTTTAAAAATAAGCTAAATTTGGCCTATTTATGTGAGTATATTGGCTTTAAATTTATAATAATTTTTAAAATTTTTATCATTTTTATATAGCTCTTTGGCTATTAACCACTCAGTAAATTTATAGCCTTTATGCTTCATATGGGTTGACCATGTCATATGTACATAAGGTATAAATTTGTCATATTTTTTATTCTCTTTCATATCACCTCCTTATATAGTTAATCTCTGGAATACACTATTATTAAAATCTAGTTTATTGCTAACTGCTTTATAAACTTGCTCGCTTATTGCATTTTTAACTAGCAAATAGTATACCTCCAATTTACTATTGTCTTTCTCACTATTGGCAATTCGTCTACGTCGCTGTACATGTCTGGCACCACTATAGTCCTGGCTATAAATAATAAAATAATCAAGGTGACTTAAATCTACTCCCTCAGCGTGAGCATTTGAGCTATATACTTCCGCTTGAGGTAAAAATTGCTTAATATATTCTTGCTCTTCTTTAAAATGGCTCATAACACCTACTTTTTTATGGAGTGGGATATTTTTCATTATCCAGAGTAATTTTGCACTTTCAAAATGCAGAGTAGTTTTATATATCTCGCCATCATTGTCCATGTCTTCAATTTTTAAAGTACCTCCTTCTAGTTGGTGTAAAGAAGTACGTAATTTAGAAGTAGTATCACAAATAATTCTATAAGTACTGTTAATTAAATCTATGCTTTTACAATTTTGACATAGTGCATCATTAACTATTCTTCCACACTGCTTGCATCTATCAACTTTAACTAGGCATTGGCTATCTTTTACTAATTTATTATAAATTAACTTAACTCTTTCTGGTAAGGATACATAAATTAGTTTATCTTCAATAGATGCTTCAAATCCACCTATATTTATAGTAAAACTATCTATTACATCTAAAAGTTCAGGCTTTGCTTTAGAATAATCATTGATAGTCCTATTGCCTATATACTTAACTTCTGGAATTCCATATTCTTTAAAGAATTCATAAAAATTTTTATGTTTAAAAGGTGTGTATTTACTAATAGCCATTTGATGGTAGATTTGGTTAGGTGATTCCACATATGGTGTACCTGATAAATGAATATGTGGTTTATCTTTACAAAACGTTTTTAATACATAGTATCTATTGGCAGGTTTACCTAATTTGCCATAGTTATGACTCTCATCAATAATTACCAGGTCATAGTCATTAGGATTATACTTTAATTCAACTGATTTTACTCTACCTTTTTTATCTACTATTGCCTTACCAAGTTGCTCGTAGTTAGTTACAGTATATTTTTGTTTTAAGTGAGGTAAATTGGTGAATTTTTCTATACCTTTTATAGCTGCCTTTTTAGTTAATATTAATACATTCAGTTGTCTAGGACTTTCTTCACATGTTAATATTGCTGTATAAGTTTTTCCACTCCTAGGTAGACCTATAATGTACACATAACCATATTGCTTTAATAATTTATACGCTCTTTTAGCTGCATCTATTTGATGAGGATAAGGCTTCATTTTTCTTCCTTTAACGCTTTTTCTATCTCTTTAAATATTCGTAGTCTATTAACTAATGTAGCACTAGCTTTTGACGTCTTATTATAACGTTGTTCTAGATGGGTAAAATGGTTAATTATTCTATCAATAATATTAATATATAGCATAGGTAATTTGCCACAATGTCTAAAATAATCTCTAGCCCAAGATAGTGCAAAAACTAGTTGATTAACATCTTCTTCTAACGCTAACTTGCCCACAGCGTTATCATAGATTCTTTTAATATATTGCACATTTTTATTTGTTAGATTTAACCCTTTATAATAAGTGGTTAACTCATCAAAAATTTTTTTCAAATCACTCTCAAATGGTGTTAGTTGTTTTTTAGGCTTATGAATATTAATATTTAACTCTTCAAAAAGTATAGTTAATAGCGATAGTGCAATAACTAATCGTGCCTTGCAAAGACTTTCCATAATTTTCTCCTTATAATGGTACTTCATTGTTATCTATAGTAAGTAAATCTAAATTTAATGGTGGTAAATAACTACTGCGTTTTTCAGCCAAATCGGTCAAGTTTTTAGCTTCCTTAACACTAGTTACTACTCCTCCAATTCCTCCACTAGCTATAATATTGTTTAGAAATAATAGTTGTAGCTCTGATGCCTTGCCTCCAGGTACTTTAACCTCTAGAGCTACAAAAATCCCCTTTACATTACATATAATATCAGATACTCCATTTGCATTACTAGCTATCACCTTTATAGGTTGATAGCCTTTATCTTTAAGATATTTTAAAATCTGACTTTGAATTTTAGCTTCTGCTTTACCCATAATTAACTCCAAAATAAATTAATGCAAAATAATTTACAAAATATACTAAGTACTTAAAATATGTATACATTTAATCTATATCCTTTATTAGTTTATCTTCTCTAATACTAATAAATACAGGTTGTAAATAAGTATCCTTAAAACTATCGTATGAAATTTCTACTATCTTACCAATATAATAATTAGGGTCTCTTTGTCGGTCGAAGTCTGTCAAGCCACTACCAACCTTTACTATATTTTCCCTAGAATCTTTTAATACTAGACTGCCTATTTGCCCTTCATATTTTCCTTCTCCCTCTAAAGTAGCTATGCATACTAAATCAGCTGTTTTTCTTTGCTTTATTTTAATTGCAGTATTAACTCTAGATGCAAATTTATGCACATGCTCTTTATGTTTTAGCATAATACCTTCATAGCCCTTAGTGCATACTTGAGAAGATATTACTAAAGCCTCTTTAATAGATATTAATCCTTTATAATCAACTACTTTTATAGATTCATTATTATATTTTTTTAAATCTTTGAGAAGATTTAATCTTTTTTCAAATATAGCACTAGGAATATGTAGGTCTATATAATCAAAAATATAAATTTTCTCCCCATTATAAGTAGATACTATATTCTTTTTAAAATCAGTCCGCCAAGTAGTTAAAATACCTGCAGCAGTTCTATCACCCAATTTGCCTTCACTATGTCCTACAAATTCACACTCATAAATACATAATGGAGGTAGTTGCTTAAAATGCTCTGCTAGTTCAGGTACATAAAATTCTTTACCTGAACTAGTATAAAATCTAACTTCCTTCATAGGCCCTACATATACTTGAACATAGTGTCCATCATATTTTATACTCCAATAGTATTCTTTACTATCTTTGTCTATTTTGGCCGGAAGTTTAGTCAAATCTTTGCCTTTACACTGTTTTACATGCATATTAGTACTCCTTTACTTCTTTGATATTAAGTGTAATATTATGCTTATTACACAGTTCAACGAAGTCTTGCCAAGTAGCTTTACCGTATTGTACCTGAGTAGTCAAAGGAATTGCATCTGTTTTTATTTCAATAAATTTATTTTTTAACTTGGTAGTAATTTCAGTATAAAACAAATTTGTATCTATACGTTGAATAACTAGTTCGCTTCCTTTAACAAAATTGCCATTATTAAGCAAAATACCTACTCTATCTTTTATCTCATTGTAGGCAGTTTCAGCAAGTATATGTAGGTAGTTAAATCTTTGAATATCTAATAATATATTGATAATTATTCTTTTCACCTCTTCCTTATCATTTCTAATAAGAGGAGATGCTAGACTCAGAATAGATTCAGTTAATAATTCTTTAGTTGACTCTACTTCAATATTTAATTCTTCATACTCCATAGGTAAGTCTAAAAGTTCTAATATTGCTATAATTACTACTATCATGTCACCTAATGCATCTACTCTTTGCCCTTTAGTGGTTGCATGTAAAAATTCATGCAACTCTTCTACCAATTTTGTGTATTGAGTAGTAGTGCTACCATTTACAGTAATGCCATTCCTTTTATGCCACTCTTTTATTTTTTCTACTATATCTTTAAATTTATTTTTCATTATTTCTCCTTATGTGAATATGTACCAAATAATTTTACAAATAACCAAGCTAGGAAAGAGGATGTCTCAACACAATAACCAATATATACTATGTCTTTCTTTAATTCTTTGCACAAAGTTTTGTCATAATATTTAACTGTATCAATATACACATATAGACATCTACATACCTTAAATAAGCTACTTAACTTCATTTTTACCCTCCAATTCAATTAAAAATGCTAAATTGGTTATAGCATGCGCTAGGTGTGAAAAACCACTTTCATCATCAATATACTCACCACTTCTATACGCTTCTAAGTGTCTATATAGTGCATCCCAGTAGACTGAGATATCTTCAACATTTCTCCAGTTATTTGGTTTATATTTTCTAGCTCCATATGTTAAAACCTGCGCTAATGCTTTTAAAGTACTAGGAGGTATTAGACTATACTTTAACTTGTAGTCATCCCACTTCATAAACTCATTAACTACATAGTAATCTATGTTATTCTCCTGCAATGTAGCCTTACACGCATCACAAGGAGGATGTGTAATAAACATAATATTGCCTTTAGTCTTTGCCTTCTTAATTGCATCTATCTCTGCATGAGTAGTAACTAAAGAGGTACCGTTAATATCCTCACAAGGCAAATCATTATTATGATTATACCCAGTACTTACAATATTTCCATCTAGTGCTAGCACTGCCCCTACTTTTCTCTTTCTACAAGGACTTGCCTTGGCTACTTCTATAGTCTTTGCAGACAATGACTTAATTTTTTCTTTTGAACCTAATCTAGTTATTAATTGCTCTAAAGATAAATTCATAGTGTCTCCTTTTTAGTCCAAATTGATAAAGCACTTAAATCTACTATACAATCAAATAACTCAGATGGGTTAAATACCTTACCATTAGGTAAATTCTCTAATGCTTTAACTACTATTAGCATATCTGGAGGTACTTCATAGAATGGTTTAATTCCCCAATTAATATCATAAGGAATAGAGCCATCATTATCTACTAGAAAATTAAATCTAGTATCTTCTTTTACACTTTTAGGTAAAGACTCATAAGTTTTTCTACTTATAGTAATATCTTTATATTTAGATAGACTATAAAGTAATTTTTTATCCCAGCTTGGGGCTTTTGGCAAATTTCCATTATTATCTACATATCTATTATTATCATCTAGCAATATCAATCCAAGTGTCATAATCAATCCTTTAAAAGATATTTAATAGGTGGATGAGGATTATAGCTCTCTTCATCTATAACTACGTCATCAGGCACAAAGTTAAAAATATTTTCACACTTATTATAGCCTAAAACAGGTGTTCTAACTACTCTATTAATTTGCTCCTTAGCACCCTCTATATGTTCTTCATAAATGTGGGTATCACCTAGTTGCATCACTACTTCTCCTGGTATTAAATCACATGTTTTAGCCATACTAGTTAAAAATACCCAAGCTAGTAACGCATCTGCTGGTAAGCCTATCATAACATCTGCACTTCTTTGTATCCAAATTAAAGATACTTCATTGCCATCTCTAATAAATTGGTAGGCATAGTGACAACATGGTAAACTTAGATTGTCTATATTTTTAGGATTCCATCCAGTTATAATTACTCTTCTGTTACCTGAAGAAGCCTTTAAGTTATTAATAGCCTCTTCTACTTGGTTAAGACCTTCCCAGTTTATCCAAGCATTACCATAATCTAGGTTTATAGTGCCATCAGGATTTGCCCACTTATGCCAATAATTACAGCCCCACTTTGTAAAATCTTCTATCTTTTTAGGACCTCTAATAAATGCTGCGAATTCTCCTAGTACTCCTTTATATGGATATTTCCTACTCTGTAAAATAGGAACTTCCCAATCAGCATTGAATCTAATCATGGCACCATTAATTTTTAAAGTATTGCCATTTCTAGTGGCTACTTCTTTACCCTCAGTTAAAATATATCTAACTAATTTTAAGTACTCTTTTTCAAACATTATAGTCCTCCGATACTGCCTCTTTACTAAAAGGGTATAAAACCACCTGATGATTTTTAAAAGCATGTTTAGCAACTCTCAAGCTAGGTAGAAAATCGCCCTTACTATATCTCGACAACATGGGTTGAGAGATATGCAACATTTTACATATCTCTTCAGTATTATGCTTTGTTTTGAGATTCTTAATATAATTTTCTATTTTCATTGCGTCTCCTTTTTATTTATATTATATCATAAATTTTATTAAATTAAATTAAATTTTCGTCTTTATTTTTAAATAATTTAATTTTTAGAGGATTTAAGCTAGTTACTTGGTTACAGCTTACTAGTCTAGCTGTTAATAGTGCATCATCTTCAGTTAGACCACAAGCTTCGTAAAGATTAACTACTTTTTCCCACATCTCTTCCTCAGTATGCTCTGGTATATAAGGTAGTGCATCATGCAACTTTTTAATAGTTACTCCCTTGAGTTTATCTCCAGATAAATATTGAGCTATCTTTTTGGGACCATAGCCAGCCAAGCCTTTAATATTGTCGGTCTTATCACCTGCTATACATTGCATACCAAACCAATTGACCGGGTCCTTCTCTTGTACCTCTACCCACTGCATAGGGATATTCCACTGAGAAGAGGTGTAGTAATTAAAATGTCTTCCTGGTACACTATATAATACATCTTTATCGATAGCACATAGTGTGTATTTATTAGGGTATTTTTTCTTTAAATAAACCACTGCATCATCAGCCTCTATCTTATCATAGCCTACTGCTTTTATTACATTAGGATATTCCCTATAGTTATTAATAACATGATTTTTCAAAAATTCTAAAGCATATGGGCTAATTTCTGCATTATACTTTTTGGCTCTTTCATCTCTACCTGCCTTATACTCTGGATATAAACTATATCTAAATGACTGACGTCCTAGTGATAAATGAAGCTCTGCAGAAGTGGCACCAGAATTGTCATAAATAGTCTGTAGTCTATTTTTTAGTACCTCAACTAGTTCATCTTCAGAGTAATCAAAATAGTACTCTCCATTGAAAGTAGGATTTGATTCAATCTCCCTCCATTCTTCCTCTGTATAGCACTCTTTTGGCAAGGTCTCTATTTTAGCTTGACATTCTAACACTGTTGTTACTATTATTGTATCAGCATCTATCAAGAGAATAGAGTCTAGTCTAGGTGTGTTCTCTCCATTTGAATTTATAGTAATATCTTCTATATCATTGCTAAAAATTGGTTCCATTTTATCTCCTTATATGTCTATATCTGACCACAATTCTTTAGATACCTTTGTACCATCTATATCTATATACTCATACTCAACAGCCATTGGAATAGTCTTAATATGCACTATCTTGCTATTTTGAATATCTACCCATGCCCTCAGCATTTCTTTTGATACATTTTCAATTATTGTCTTATAATCTTTTGAAATTGGAATTCGCAAGTTTATACTATCGTGAACTATGTTAAAAATATATTTTAAATATTCAGGATAAAATTTTGATATTCTTCTTAAAGACAATTTAGTAGTTTCAGAAATTCCACTCTGAGTACTATAATTTACAGCATCTGTACCCATATTTGCCATTTTCTTCCTACCTAGAGGACTAACCACTGGCTCTGTCTTGTAGTTATTCCACCAATACTTAGCATATTTGGCAATATTTTTGTATTTGCCTAAATAGAATTCTCTATACTTATTTGCTTCTTCTAATGTAATAGATATACCATAACTAGTGAACATATATTGTTGGAATCTTTCTGCTCCCATGGCAAATAATAGTCCAAAGTTAATACCTTTTGCTATTTGTCGCTGCTCTTTGGTTACTTGCTCTAGAGGAATATTTCCATTAAGTGCTGCTGCTGTAACTTTATGAATATCTAGCTTTTGTGTAAGCTCTTCTGCCATTACTTTTTCATTCATTACAGCAGCGCCCATTCTAAGCTCTGCAGTACTAAAATCTATATTTACTGCTATAGTATCCTCTGTATTAAACATAAAGATATGTTTATATTTTCTAGGAATTTGTTGTGCGTTGATACCGTGCTTTAGGAATTTCCCACTAGAAGACATTCTACCAGTAACAGCTCCTGAGATATTAAAGTTAGTGTAAACCTTATTATTCTCATCAGTATTGGCATAAGCCTCTAACATAACTTTAGCCTTTCTAAGCTTACGTACTTGCAAAATAGCCTCTGCTAGTTTACTTCTCTCACTATTTTCTGCAACTATCTTTAATAACGCAGTTTCATCTGACTCAGTAGAATTTAATGCCTTTCTAACTTGCTGCCAACTATTAGGATTAATACCACCAAGTATATCTTCATATTGCATAAGCTCTATCTCTATTTTGGCTATCTCTTTAGCTACTGCTACTTTGTCCACCATTAAGCCATTTTCTTCTACTTGCATAATAGTAGGTATTAAACTATTATCTAAGAAAAAAGCAGTATTATTATGGAACACTGCTTGTACTTTAGGACTAAAAAATATGGCATAAGTATAGTAAGCATCTAGTAGTGCATATTCATAATGCTCTGGTGTTAGTTCTTCCTCTAGGCCAAATCCCTTCTTTTGCATAACTTTTTTATCTATATTATCATATGCATTTGAGTAAATAATTCGTGCAAAGGTATCTAATGTGTTATTTTTAGGCCTATAAGCATAAAAAGCAATTTGCCCTGCTGCTAAAACGTCTGCCCATTTAGTAGGGTGCCAACCAAGCACTTTAAATTCATATTTAATATTAGCACCTACCCATAAAATATTATATTTGTTGAAAATCCCAATAATATCAAGCAATTTAGCATTATACTCCACCATACTACTATCTATTAATAAAGTAGTATTTGATTTGAAATATTTCATATCTATTAAGCCAAGAGATTTGCCATTAAATAGCTGAATAAGTCTAACCTTGCCGTAGAAACCAGCTGTTTCAGTATCTATGGCAACTGTGCCAGCATCAACATTTTGTAGATAGTTATTTAATTTATCAACACTATCTATAATATCTAGAGGAAAATTAATTCCTCTATTTTCTATAGACTGCTGAAGCTTTTCTTTTATCTCTTGCATGTTCACTCCTCATCTTTAATATATCCTAGCTCATCTAACAATTCTAGCTTGCCAAAAACATCTCTTAATTCGTAGGTGGTATTTGCTTTAATATCTGCAATAGTTTCAGAACTTAATGTAGATAGTATTTCATTAAGCTTTTTGGTCGCCCTCGCATACTTTGTTAACTTTTTACGCTCTTCAATATATTTTCCCTCAGCTTTTACTAACTGCATTAGCTCATCCATATTATTAAACTGCTTATGCACATCTCCGAAAATAAAACTAATAGGGTAATCTTGAGGATTAAATGGCAATTTCTCGGACTCATCTATTTCCTCTACTATTATTCCAAGCGCAAAACCTCTAGTAGTATTACATATTACTTCATGCAATAGTGGATAAGAATCTTTACTCTTATAAATATAAGATTTATAGTCTTCTAAATTGCCTTTATTTATATCTATTCTTAAATTAACTAGCTCTGCATAATTATTAAAATGTATCACTCTATAATATTTCATCGTATCTCCTTTTTATTTAATTAAATTAATAACTCTAAAGATAAAAAAAATCAGCAACCATAAGGCTACTGATTCTTAAATTATACTGGTACGTCTTCTCCAGGATTATTCTCGGCGTGGTTAGTTTCATTGATAGCTGCCACACTATCACCTATATCTATCTCTTCTCCATCAATTTCAGTTACATCAGGTGCATCACCCTCACCTTTAACAAATTTAGCTAATTGTACTGCAGATAAATATAGACTAACTTTGTGCTTCCCGCCTGCATTATTTGCATGTGCTATGCCATGAATAACTCCGGTAGAGCCATCCCCTATGTACCCGTCCAGGTTTTGATACCAGGTGGTGATATCATTACCCTTGGCGTCATACACCTTAATTACCTTTGGCTTCCCATCTGGCCACTTCACATCGGTTTTAAATGTAATATCTACCTCGCCGCTTGGGATTTTGCGCACTTTCTCTGTGGCAGGGTCTATCTCTCCACTTGGGTCATCTATCATATAAGGTCTAATGCCATTAGATGCTGGTAAACCTTTAACCCCAAATTTCTTTTTATAATCTTCCCACTCTGCCATAATCTGCTCTAGCATGTGTTTATGCTCTGGGCCATTCTCTTTTACTCTTAAAGTAGCTAAGTATTGATAGCGCTCTGGTTGGCCTGGCATTGCAGTATTTCTACCCTCACCTTTAATGAACACCCACTTAAGTGGTCCTACCATTGTTTTAACCTTGCGGCCTTTGTGCTTTATAGTTGACATATCATCTCCTTATCATCAAATATCTTGAAAATACTATATAGTACTTTCAGAGGGTGCTCACTCTCTAAATTTTTGCACCCTCAGTAAAGTACTATAAATAGCCCTAGTAAAAGGGATTGGGAGACACTAGAAGATATACTAGGGCTATTTATAGTACTTTGATGCTAGGCATTAAGCCTTAGCATTTTGAAGCTTTTTAAACTCTTCTTCCCAATTAATCTTGCGGGATTTAATCTCTTCTATCTCTTTTTGTAATCTCTGAATATCCACTGGAGTTTTAGCATTTAATAACTCATTATATTTCGCTGCTAGTAATTCTTTATTTCTTCTCGTCCACGCCTTGTACACTTTCTCACTAACTCTAGCTAGTCTTTTAAGTTTAACAATTTTTCCATCTTTATCTTTTACCTCTATTTTGCTTTTACCTGTTTTATCTTCATAGAAGTAGTCTAAATTTGCCGGGAACCATTTACCAGATAATTGACATTTTACGTGTGTGATATTACCATTAGCATCTCTTTTAACTACGTCTTCTAATGATGCTTTAGCTCCACCTGTTTTAGGTTTTAGATATTTCTCAACCAATTCTTTCATTGTCTCTTTATCCTTTGGGTTAACTAGTTTCTCAACTGCACCCGCGAAAAGGTTATATAAATCAGCCTTTTTCATTTTTGCTCCTTTTTATATTTTATTTATATTATAATTATATCTAAATAATCTTAAATAAATATTAAATTGTGAAGATTTTTATAAAATTTTATAAAAATTCTAGGCATTAAAATATAAATATTGTTTAGCCCTGGTTACACCTACATATAAAAGATTTAAATAATTAGGTGCTTTTGTAACATCTTTAATGTCTATATAAATATGGTCATACTCCTGCCCTTGGGTTGTATGTATAGTCTGACAATGGTTAAAATCTACCTTATGGACTATATCATTTAACACCTTAGCTATCTTATATGCCTTTTTACTCTTAGTAGAGTCAAACCCATGCTGTTGATTAGCCTCCACCAGTCGCCTATTAACGTCCTGCCTAACAGCCTTATTACTATAAGTGCCAAGAATCACAATTATTTGCCCCTTATTAGTATTTAAGAGGTAAAAGGGCGCTGATGGATACAGCTTAACTATCTCTATTATAGTCTGCAAAGGACTAAATCTGCTCAAAGCATTAACAAATGTTTTATTATCGCACGCCAATATGCTATCATTAAGCCCAAATTTATAGTCTGTCGTAAGCCTTTGACTACTCTTAATCATCAGCTCCTGCCTAATAGTGTAATTATAAAGCACTCTATTGGATAAGTCCTCCTCAACTATAGCTCCGTGCATCTGCTCCTCTATAGTCTTATTATAGTGCTGTACCTGTAGATTAGTATATGCTAAGAGTCTCTTGGAGGTAGAGGCATTGTCTATATAATGCTGGACTATGTCCACACCTCTTTTAAAATGCTCTGATGGCTGTAATTTGGTTGGTGTATTGGTGGCTATCATCTGTCTAACCTGCTGACTTATCTTTAATAGGTCCTCACTGTCCTGCCTATGTATAGTGTCTAGGTGTATTTGATAAGTGCCTGATGGTCTCACTGCTGCAATGTCCTTCACCGGCTGTAGTTGATGTTCATCACCTATATATAGCACCTTAAGTGGCTCATACGCTTTAGCTCTTTGTAGACTATCAGTATCATATGTATACCCACACTGTGAGCATTTAGCCTCTCTAGATAGTTTAAACACCTCCTCTAGCCCCTCATCTATATTAGAGCATTGTGGGCATTTATAGGGAATAAGATTTGGGTCTTGTAGCTCTCCTATAGACCAATAGTCCCTCTCGCCCACAAAGCTATATTCATCAACTATAAGTAGCTGCAAAGGCTGAGGCTTGCCGTACTGTCTACTCACCATAACATTATTAATATTGGTTGCTTTGGTGTTAAGGCTAGGTCTTTTCTTCAACCAACTATGTAAAGTTGATATAGGAGTATTTGGAGGCAGCTTGCTTTTAAGTACCTCAGTAGCCTTATGAGTATACGCAGTCACTTGATAAGCTATCTCATTCTTATTTAAATACTCAATAATATTTATAAGGCTGGTAGTCTTCCCCGAACCAGCAGGTCCTGATATAAATGCCTCCTGCTCTTTAGGGTCATTGAGAAAATCGCTAATAAATTGTTGTAGGTCCATAGTGTCTCCTTTATTCTATTGGCTCAATTCCACCCAAAATATTTTGAATAATGCTCTGTGCCTTACTATATTGTGGGTATTTAGGTGTAAATTCCACCTTAAGCCTATGTATTCTCTTATTATATGTCTTTAAATTACTATCTATCACTATTTTAGAGTGAAGCCCTTGCACCTCTCCTATAAGATTACGCTCTATTATTTTCTGTCTAGTCAACCCTGTGAACACCTCATCGCGTGACGACTTAAGATACACACCAGGCTTATTGACCAGAGGTATATAGAGTCTATTAACACCAGCACGTGCATAGACTATCACTCCAGGTATTGCTGCCACCTGGTAGAAAAGCTCTTCATCCACCTCACCTATAAATAGCTTGTCGAGGAACTTAAGTATCAACCCACTGGTGGTCTCGTCTGCCTCCTGAGCATCCTCAACCTCTTTTATTGCATTGTCCTGCCACTTGGTCGCATTTGTGTATGTAATCATGTCAATAGGAGGCAGGTCTCTTAGATATAGGGCAAAATCCTCCAGCTCCAACTGTATCCTCTCATGCAGTCGCTCTATAGTAAGTATAGGGGCTTTAAAGCTGAGGATGGGAATAAAGCGCCTATCTAGTATGTCCTCCTTGAGCAGCGCCGCCTTATTTGCGGTCACAAAATAGGTTGATATGTTGGGTATATAATAAGCAGTCTGCCTTTTAGGCTCTACTCTAGTAATAACAGCCCCAGAGAGCTTCTTAAGCTCCTCCCTTAGTGTGTCTGTAGCCCTCGCCTCATCTATCTTGACTATGGCCTTTGTAGCATAGTCTTCATTGAATTGGGAATTAGAGGCCTTGATGGGCCTTTCACCAACCCCTCCAAACAAAGAGCCTAGAATTACATCTATTAAGGTGTCTTTCCCAGAACCTTTTCTTCCAAGGAATTGAAAGACTAGTGGACTATAGTCTAGTGTCTTAAGCTTATGCGCAATGAATTGCAAAAAATTAATAACTATCTTGTCATTGAACTCGCCATTAATGCCGGGAGTTGTAATATGGTCATAGAATACATTGGCTATCACCTTACGAATCGTTGGAGGTATTTGAGTGGCTTTGTCCTCTCTTAAATGCTCCCCTCTAACTATGGCCTGATATTTAGTCTGTTTATATGTGTTAAAATAAGGTATATAGTCTTCAGTATAAAACCCAAACGACTTCTTAGGGTTCTCAACTATCTTCACCGTCCTCATATACTCTATAGACATCTTAAGCGCTTTATGAATTTGCGCCGATGGTATAGCCTTCCCATTGAGCAGGAGGGAGAAGTTGGAGGATGAGAGGGTAGTGGCTAGATTACGCAGCCCTGTGGTCTTTATAACACCTCCATTGGAGTTGGTCAGTAGATAGACATCGTCCGGCGTTCTATAAACAGGGTAGTACCCGTCGCCCTCGAATGCAGCCAACAGCCCTGTCTCTGTTATATTAGGGTCATAGACAAAGACAGGACTACCATCTGGGTAGGTCTGAGTTGGTATTGAATTTAGAAGCACCTCCAGGCGCTGTTCTGGCAATGGACTATCCCAGCACTCTAAAGCTATTATGCTAATAAGCTCCTTAGCCTGCTCTAGAGATATGGTAGGGTCTACTCCAAGCCTAGCAACTAGTGCTTGAAGGAAATTAACGCCCTCTCCATCCTCTACTCTATTTGGGTCGTAGTCTGGCTGCAGCATGGGTCTATACCTGCTAGGGCAGAGATACTGGAGAGCCTGTTGAATGTATTGTTTATTGTTACCACTCCCTCTATATTGCTCCAGCAATGTCTTAAGCCTTGGCCCCATATATGTAACTATAGAGGTGTAGGAGCTTTGCGCCTGCTTTATAGTTGTATCCATAAGTTGCTGTTGTAGCCAATCAACTAGAAAGTTGGGTATTGGGCAGAGTTGACTGGGTTGTGAAACTAACTTTTTAGTACTATTGCCCTTTGAAGGAGTAAATACTAAACTAGTACCTTTTAAGATGTCTATATCATTAACTCTTACTCTATTCGGCTTACTATATAATAAACTATCCTCTGCATATTTGGTAGGAGTAAAGTAGAAATGCTTAGTGCCATTGTCGCTCTCAACTATATATGGGTTATAAGAGTTGACCAAACTTTCTATTTGTTTAGTTGCTTCTAGGGTATCACAGTCTAAAACTATAAGTTCACTTTTAGGCATAATAGCTACATGTTGGGATTTGTAGATAGTATGTAGCTCTTCCCAGCCGGCTTGGAGTTGTGAGTTCTTCCATTGGTGGAAAGGAGGTGATTGGAATTCTTTGTTGCCTATTCTATATACTTTTTTGCCCTTTGAGTTTCTAACTATAGTAAAAGGAAGGGTGGTATACGTTACTTGCAATGTTTTTGCCATTAATTAAATCTCCCATAATTTTGAATATGATTTTTATTATATCTATATTTTTATTAGATTTAAATTAAAATTAATTAAATTATCAGTGATAAGTTGGAATTATTGGCTGTAGGTTGTTGGTTGACTAGGGTCTGTTATTATTTAGTAAAACTATGTTGAGATTGGTGCTTGGTGGCATTTTGGTGGCAATGTGTCAAAAATGTGGCAAAAAGTGACGAGGAGTGTTTTAGGCTATTGTCAAGGTGCTAGGTAATGTAATCTTAATTTAATAAAATTAAAA